GACATTTGTTGCACTAGGATGAGGGCCGAAAGACAGAGCACTGTGAAACTACGTCCATCCCTTCAAGCTGTTATACGTACAAATAATATAAATGCATTCAACTTACATATTGAGGGAATTGACTGTCCAACACCTGCTGACTTAAGCCGTTATTGTGTTCCAAATGGTTGGTTTTTTAAGGTTAAAAATCAGAATGTCATTCCCGTACCCCGCAATTTCCCCGCTTTTAATTATGATGTGGATATTGGTCAGTATACTGTGCTACCATTTGAAACTCTTGAAGATGTCGCGCAGTTATACGAGTCAGCGGATGGTGACTTGATACCTCATTTTGCGATTTTTGAGAATGGCATGCCAGTCGTTGCAGCAATTTCTGATCGACAGAATAATGTGTTAACACTCAGATTCCGGGCGGGGGGAGAACACTTTTTAACAATTGATGATTTGTTAGCAGCAGAACCTAGAGATTTAGACATTTATCAGGGTGTAGATCAAATGGCTGATGAGGCGGGTATCCGTTTAGATGACGTTGATCAAGCTGCTTTGGCTGCTCAGGCTGTTGCTGATGCTGGTGGTGGAGTTCAACAACAGCAGGATGCTATGGCAGGTGTGGTTGCTCAAGCTGTAAGAGATTTGCCAGTAGCACATGAAGACGGGATTAGATTGGGAGATGTTGCTGTTGTTCAAGTTCAGGTCGCTCCTGCTGCTCCTATTCAAGTTCCCCCTGCGCCAAACGTGATTGCACAGCGTCAGAGGGAACAGGCGTTGGCACGACAGGTACCAAATTTACATGTTTTACCACGACCGAGACAAGAGTTAATAGAGAGGCTTGAACAAATTCGAGAGGCTGAACGTTTATTCATTAACGAGATTGTTCAAGAGGTTGGGGCAATTGATCAGCAGCGAGATGTAGCGGCAGCAGGGATGCGTTTAGATCTATGTAGAGCGGTGCATCGAGTAGATGGCATTTTGCGAGCATATCAAGAGAGAGTTGATCCCTTTAGACTTGGATTGAATTATCGCCCTCCAATCTTGGCGCAAGAGGAGATTCGGGTTGAGGAAAATGTCAGACGACTTGGTGGTGAGGTTGGTTTAGAGGATTTTGAAATTTTAGCGAGGCCTGAACGTGCTCTGCTGCATGAGGAGTACTTGGGAGATCTCATCATCCGGGAGACTGAAAAGCTTATTGAGACAGGACAGTCTTTTATTGCTCATATTCAAAGGGTTGGGTATTGCAACCACGAAGGGTGGTGTTGTCTTCAAGATGTTGGTGTACAGGTGCAAGGTGTAGATCCTGAGAGTCATTTGCCTGCTCTTATTGTAAGGACAAATTGTCGTGGTTTTGTATTACGCGCTCCAATTCCTATTATTCGAGTGTTAAACCAAATAATACACAATCCGTCTGGATTAGATAGGTTGGAGGCGAGCTTAAATGTTCTGATGACTGATGTACGAGAGCGTGTGTCGACTCTCCAAACTGCTGATAATAATCGACGAGTGAGAGTGAACGATCCACACGATTTAACATCTATGAATGGTATGATCACCCATGTCTATGCTATGCTGTCGAGATGGAGGGATAATATTGCCAGATTGCGTGCTAGCGCCCAGCATCAATTAATCGCTCAAGAGTTAGCTCGACGATATGCTGAGTGGAGACCTGGACAACATTATGATATTCCCGGCAGAGTATTGAACCTATTAGTGAATCGACAGCTCAGATATCAGACTCAGTTAGAATGGATCTATCCTCATATGTGGGTAGCGGACAGGGAATTAGAGGGTGTTTGGATACTTGGTGGAGTGACTCCTACTTACAGGAACTTACACGAGTGGCAGGAAAATATTGCGTATATTGGGTTAGTTCAGTTTATTGAGTTTTGGGAGGAATTTGTAACTTGGTTTCCCCACTATGGTGTTGGACCTATTAATCATGGTGTGCCGGTCTTTCCAACGGTCTTTTCTCCTCGGATGCTCTCGGTCGCGGTGCGGCTTCTGTAGGCCTTCGTGCACGGGGATATTGCAGTC